ATGTGCGGACGCTTTGCTCAATCACAAACCCGTGAAGAATATTTGGCATACCTGGCGGATGAAGCAAAGCGCGACATCGCATACGACCCTGAGCCGATTGGGCGTTACAACGTGGCGCCGGGGACTAAAGTTTTGCTCCTGAGCGAACGAGACGAACAGCTGCACCTCGATCCGGTTCACTGGGGTTACGCACCCGGGTGGTGGGATAAGCCAGCGCTCATTAACGCTCGCGTAGAAACCGCGGCGACAAGCAGAATGTTCAAGCCTCTATGGCAACATGGCCGGGCGATCTGCTTTGCCGATGGCTGGTTTGAATGGGTGCGACGTGAAGTCGCATAAGTGATTGTTCGGAATATATATTATTACCGAACCTGCCGTCCCATCGGCAGTACCCTACGAGGTAGGGCGGACTGGTAACAGGCCGTCCAAAAGCCCTCGGACAATGTAGCCTTTACCATTTGGTAAGTGCCAGAATCGTGAGAAAACGGCATGCCTGCGAGCATCAACGCGGGTCGGAGCTAGGGTGAGTGGCATGGTTAGCATATGCGAACCTCGTTTACTATCGTCAACCATGAAGGGCCCAAAGATGCTGACAGGGCTCGATTGCGGTCGGAGCGGATGTCCCATTCTCATCCGCCATGGGCAAAGTGACCGCCGGTAGCGTAAGAGGAACCTAAACCATTCTTGTCATTTATGCGGAACATGGTAAGCCCAAATAGCTCCTTATTAAGGAAGCTTCACCGCAAGGTGAAGTGATAGCTATGTGGGTAGAGGATCGGGGAAAAAGCGAATGCCTGTTTGTAATGAACAGGATACGGATTGAAAGATTACCCGGCGCGAAAGCGGGCAGACTTCCCCGTGGTCTTACGTCACGAGATAACCTGATTAACGACGTGCGAGGAAAAGCAGATGATGGCGAAAGCTGGTGCAGCCTCGGGCAAAGGTCAGCAATGGGATGCCATTAACTGGTTGAACATTGAGGCAAATGTCAGTCGGCTACAGGCGCGTATCGTGAAGGCAGTGCAGGAAAATCGCTGGAATAAAGTTCGTGTCCTGAGTTATCTGCTGACGCGTTCGATGAGCGGTAAATTTCTGGCGGCTCGCAGAGTGACCAGCAACAAAGGCAGAAATACCGCTGGCGTTGACGGTATCATCTGGGACTCTCCAGCGAAAAGATTTGCTGGGGCTCAATCCCTCAAATCAAGGGGCTACTCGCCTGCTCCGCTCAAAAGAATATACATTCCTAAAGCTAATGGTAAGCGACGTCCGCTTGGGATCCCTACGATTAAGGATCGGGCTATGCAGGCACTATTTCTGCTGGCGCTTGATCCTGTCGCGGAAACTACAGCAGATGGCGGTTCCTATGGATTCAGGAACATGCGACGGTGCGCTGATGCGATCGAGAGATGCTTTACTAATCTCGCTCGAAAAAGCAGCCCGGAATGGGTTCTTGAAGGTGATATTAAAGGCTGTTTCGATAATATCGACCACCAGTGGCTCATTGACCACGTTCCAATGAACAAAACAGTTCTCGGTAAATGGTTAAAGTCAGGCTTTATGGAAAAACAGGTTTATCACTCAACAATTGCAGGCACTCCTCAGGGAGGGATCATTTCACCCGTGCTGGCAAACCTGACGCTGGATGGACTGGAACACCTGCTGAGGACGCAATATCCACGGCAGGGAAAAGGTTCAGGGGCGGGAAAAGCAGCCAAAGTGCATCTGATCCGTTATGCCGATGACTTTATTATTACCGGTGACAGCCGGGACACGATTAATAAAGTCATACCTCTCGTCGAAGCATTCCTTGCAGAACGTGGGCTGGAGCTTTCTAAAGCAAAGACCCGGGTTACCCATGTCTCTGAAGGTTTCGATTTTCTCGGCCAGAACATAAGACGTTATCCTAACGGAAAACTTCTCATTAAACCGTCCAGAAAAAGCATCAACACGTTGATCTCGAAGGTCAAAGCAATTGCTAATCAAATGATAGCTCAACCTGTTGCGTCATTGATCACGAGGCTAAACCCTGTGATCAGGGGATGGGCCAACTACCATCGTCATGTTGTTTCCAAGCGGGTATTCACTTATGTGGATCACCTGATCTTTGAAATTATCCGGAGGTGGGCCAAGGCCAGACATCCCCGTAAAGGGCTCAGATGGATTAAAAAGAAATACTTCGCTCAGGTGAAATCCCGAGACTGGGTTTTCAGCGGTCTATATCGGGATACTGTCACGGGACAAATTATGACTTTGAGATTAATTAACGCTCAAAGCATCAAAATTGTCCGTCACAGACTTGTTGCCTCAGCACTTAATCCCTATGACACGAATTGGGCAGATTATGCCCGAGCCAGATCTTCGCGACTGACTGCACCTGCTGCATCATTTCATAGTGGTGTTTGATAAGGCTTGAGCCGTGTGAGCTGGAAACTCTCACGCACGGTTCTTAGAGGGGGTGTCGGAGGTAACTTCGGCACCCTACTCGACAAGCGAGAAGGAGACAAGAAGCAGCCCTATTTCATTCATCGTGCCGATGGCCAGCCAATCTTTATGGCGGCGATCGGCAGTGTCCCTTTCGAGCGCGGTGACGAAGCCGAAGGTTTTTTGATAGTGACCGCTGCGGCCGATCAGGGGTTGGTCGATATTCACGACCGCCGTCCGCTGGTCCTGACGCCGGCAGCAGCACGCGAATGGATGCGCAAGGATATAGGCGGGAAGGAAGCTGAAGAGATAGCCGCCGACGGAGCAGTGCCCGCCGACAAGTTTATCTGGCACGCCGTTACGCGCACCGTGGGTAATGCGAAAAATCAGGGGCCAGAATTAATTGAGGCTATCGACCCCCTATAAATACGTAATGTCCACAATATGCCAGGAGCGGACATTACTGAGTTAAGTTCTGAAAGTAGCTTTAAATACGCACATGCTCTTCCTAATAACTCGATTATCATTTTTACCGTTAAACAGTTCCGGAGACAACTCTGACTCACAGGAATATCGCTAAGCCTCTGCCCCCCCCTAAGCAATATCCTGATTGCTGAGTTGAGGCATTAATCTCTCAAATAAATCATCACTTTCATAGGGGATGTTATTAATATGCCGGGAATAAATCAAACCTCCTGGAATAAGCTTGGACAAAGAACTTTCACATAAAACACCTATACATTTTTTATTTTCCCCTGCCATAAAATCTTCTAAATTTCTCAAGATAAAATTTCGTGACAACTCACGATGTTCATTTATTGCCATTCTCGCATCTTCAGAATTAATGAGAGACACTTTAGGAAGCAAATCAGTAACATTAACGGCCACCATGCCTAGATTTTTAAGTGATGAGCTATCCTTTATCCTGCGCACGATCTGCTGGTTTGCAACTTTTATGTTTTTAGATAGTTTTTTTAACGACTTAACTCGTTTGCATTCTACAAAAAGAATTCTGCCGTCAGAGAGTTTCACTTCGATATCACAAATGCTTTTAAGAGATATTTTATACCCTCCACGCAGGAATCTTGCAGCCATTGACAACTCAAACAGAAAGTCTCTTGCAGGATCGTTCTCAGAAGTAGCACGAAATTCTTGACCAGTGATAACCTTCTTTATTTGATCGAGATATTCCTGGATATCAAGCCCTTTAAGATCATTGTAAACCCTTATGATTTCATTAGCTTCCACGTGAGAATTCATCATCTCCTTCATAAAGGCAACTAAATTTTCATCGGGTATATCTTTGAAAATTTTTTCTCCATTTGATAGTGCTTTCAATTTTTGAAGGTTTTTGTGGTATACCCCATATCTTGTTACTGCAAACCTAAAGCCCAAACTATCGAACCAAGTACAAACCTCTTCAAATTTAGTTAACAAACCTGAAAACTCATGCTCGTATATTTCCTTGCCTTCCATACTTTTCTCTTTAAATAAATTCAGATTCGTATTAGCGCTTGTCAAATTCATGTGGGCTGTGCCCCTTAAAATCATCAAGCGAGAGCTTGTTCTGTAAAGATTGTGAACCTATTAGCGTCTCGATTAAATACTCTATATAGTTGACTCGACCAATTTATACCAAACGGTAGAATAAAAGAAGGAATCCCCGCAGTACTTAACTAGTCATTCTTTGACTACTGTGATTAAGATCACTTCCAAAGTCCGCTTATCGCTCTAAGCGGACTGTAGTAGCAGCATAACCACCACTGTTAATGGCCGAATCATCTAACTTTGAGCAGGTCACAGAACCTCGTAGTATAGCGCGGGGATAGCATTTCTCGTTTCATCTGCCAGGCAGTCTGGATCCCCTGCCCTGCAAAATACAGAGTTCCTCTTCCGTCTTTCGCATTGAGATGGTCGAGAACTTCCATCAGCTTCGCGCTGTTCTGCCGTGGTGCATTGTCATCGAACAGATTTAGCTGCGCTACGCCCTGACTGTAGAAATCCCCAAGCATCACCCCTGCTTTCTGATATCTATACCCATCTTTCCAGATGGCATCAAGACATTTTGTCGCCGCGGTGATGATGTCCCGGCTATCCTGGGTCGGTGTAAGCAGCTTTACTGATGCATTGTTACCGTAATACGGCTCGTTCAGCGCAAAGGGACTGGTTTTGACAAAAGCAGAGATAAACCGGCAATACTGATGCTCGCCACGGAGCTTCTCCGCGGCACGGGATGCGTATAAACATATCGCCTGGCGCATCTCTTCGTAGGTGGAAATCCGCTGCCCAAAGCTGCGACTACAGACAATCTCCTGCTTTACCGGCGCGAACTCCTCCAGACCAAGGCAAGGCTCCCCGCGCAATTCCCGCACGGTTCTTTCCAACACAACATTAAAATGTTTTCGGATAAAACGGATATCGGTATCCGCCAGCTGCAGCACAGTTTTAATCCCCATGGCCTCCAGTTTTTTACTGATGCGGCGCCCGACGCCCCAGACCTCATCCACCGGAAGCAAAGCCATCAACTTCCTCTGTCTTTCCAGATTAGACAGATCCACCACTCCTCCGGTCTGCCGCTGCCACTGTTTCGCCGCGTGATTGGCCAACTTTGCCAGGGTTTTAGTCTGGGCTATGCCGACACCGACCTTGAGGTGCGTCCTGCGCAGAACCGTCTCGCGAATTTCCCTGCCAAAGTCGGTAAGGTCGCGACAGTTACGAACACCAGTAAGATCGCAAAATGCCTCATCAATACTGTAAATTTCGCAGCGTGGAGAGAGTTCCTCCAGCGTTGTCATCACTCGGTTGGACATATCGGCATAGAGCTCATAGTTACTGCTAAACGCGATAATACCGTGCCGGCGAAACATGTCCTTTTGCTTGAAATAAGGCTCACCCATTTTGACGAAGGGCTTCGCCTCTGGCGAGCGGGCGATCACACAGCCGTCGTTGTTTGACAGAACGACCACCGGACGCCCTTTCAGGTCAGGACGAAATACGGTCTCGCACGATGCGTAAAATGAGTTCACATCGCAAAGTGCAAACATCTCAGCCAGCCGATTTGATGATGTAAGTTACGACGCCGAACACATCGAGAGTATCCTCGCTACCGACGACTATTGGGGAATACGCGCTATTCATTGGGTTAAGCTGAACCCGCGGTTGCAACTGCAGCTTCTTAACCGTGAATTCCCCATCTACAGCGGCAATGACAATATCACCATGGACTGCGGTCCTTGAACTATCCACGACCAGAAGATCCCCCTCACCAATGCCCGCATCTTTCATGCTATCACCGGCAGCTTTGACAAAATACGTCGCGCTGGGGTGGTTAACCAGCAGCTCGTTCAGGTCGATACGCTGCTCAACATAATCCTGCGCTGGACTAGGAAAGCCGCACTGCACAAGGTCACTGTACAACGGGAGCAGCATGATCTGGCGTAACTCAACGGGCGTGTAGAACTGCATAATAACTCGCTCACAAAATACTGTTTTTATATACAGTAGTTTCATTCACTAATCTGATCAATAGAGGTTTCAACTATCAATCAGGAGCACAGAGGGGGGAAACCAGTCACCTTTGAGCCCCTGATATTGGTTTCACTTAGTGATTATGTTGTCTATGTGCCAGCTATGAACTATCTTTTCTCAAAACCTGCTACTGCAAAATGGATATAAGATGTCACAGACGGACTTGCTGATTGTTGTTTTTACGCTGGGCATTTTAGCCTTTGGCTATTCCATATGGTTCATTTCGAACAGAATACTCTGCTCAATATTTCATAGACTTAGAAAGAATGTATGAATTGGGATGGTATAGACCCAAATTCGTGGTCCTTGCTCCTCGACGTCGGAAGGTACTTACAGATCATCTTCGCTCTTAACCTATCACATCGGCACCTACTCCATGATGTAACAGCTCGGACCAGAAATATCTGGAAGCTTTAGGCATATTCCTGGAAGATAGACGAGCGCAAAGACGCACACAGCAATGATGTTATGTAGTATTTTCCCCTTGAGTGTGCCTGCTCAGGGGGATTTTTTATCGCCGTATTGTACTGGCAAATATTTGTAAATAGTCTTCACCCCCACGCCTGTCACATCGGCCACACGCGACTGGACAGGCGGTTAGTCCGGTATGTTTCTCGCGCTACTACTGCTTACGTTAACGTCTGGTAATGATCTAGCGGCGCGACGTAAAGCGGCGTTGAAAGCAATTATAGTGACCGGCCGGCGTTGGTACTTCACACGGTTAGAATGGCTCTGAAATAAAAAAACATCTTCTGGATAGCGTTCTCTTCTACGAGCAATGATCCCCTCCACTGGAGGGGTTGATTCAACACGTAGCTCCTTCAGGTGACCCTGTTTTCGTATCAGTATCAAGCCATCATCAATATCATCATATCGAATACTCAGCAGCCTTCCAGCGCTTAAACCTGTGTGAAAAATTAACGCCCACAAGTCTGCCCATGTATCTGAGATGGAAACAAGATTGCTGTTAATAGTTAAAAATTGTTCAAAACTTATTGTTTTCTTACCGTTCACGAACAAACCAAACTGTTTTCAAAACTGAAAGTACTTATTATCTCAAATGTTACATATCACGGGAAGGGCAGGAATCCTTGATCGCGGACGGCAGCAGGAAAGTATTTGTAGATCGTCTTCACCCCCACCCCTATCACATCTGCGATCTGTTGCCGGGTAGCGCCCGTACCCAACATCCTGCGGCATCGCTCCACAACCTCAGTGGTCATTACCCGGCGGCGGCCGCCTACTCTCCCCTGCTCCCTCGCTGCGGCTAACCCGGCGCGGGTACGCTCCACTATCAGCTCGCGCTCCATCTCCGCCAGGGCGCTCATGACGTGGAAGAAAAAGCGGCCTGCTGGCGTCGAAGTGTCAATCGAGTCGGTCAGGCTGCGGAAATTCACCCCGCGCGCCTGCAGCTCCGACACGAGCGTAATCAGATCGCGCACGCTGCGGCCCAGCCGGTCCAGTTTCCAGACCACCAGCACATCACCCGGGCGGAGCCGCCGCAGCGCTCGCTTTAACCCTGGACGCCGGGCATTCTTCCCGCTGGCCATATCCTCGAAAACCAGCTCACATTCTGCGCGGATCAGCGCGTTTTTCTGTAAATCGAGGTTTTGATCCCCTGTAGAGACCCGTGCATAGCCAATCAGCATGTTGTAACCCGTTGAAATAGCTGATTGTAAAAAGCCCCGCGCTTTCGCTCAAACCCTCGTTTGCGCGAACGCTATTTTTTGGAGCAAAAAACATGGCCTTTAACCCGGAGCTGGGGAGCACGTCTCCCGCTGTGTTGCTCGATAACGCCGAGCGCCTGGATAAGCTGGTTAACGGTCCGGCCGGAACGGTTAACGACCGCGGCGGTGAACCGCTCGATACCTGGCGCCAGATGATGGCGAAAAACGATGAGATCAGGCAGAACCTGATCCCGCTCAGTAAGCAGTATCAGACGCTGGCGGCAGCGCAGGCGGATATTGTGTATATTCCGGTGGGGTCGACCACGTATTACCGTAGCCCGGATGACAGCGCTTTAGCTGTAGAAGTGATCAATAACGCCGGTACGCTGCAGCCTACCGGGCGGAAAATGCCATCTTATTCTTCGCTACGCGGGGCGAACATTCTGTTTGATGCTCTGAATGAATATTCAGCAAATGATCCTAAATTCGGTGCGTGGGACTGGTATCGCGGAGCAGTGGTCACTTTCAGCACTACTGATGCCAATATTCCGTTACCGACTCCAGTGGCACAGTATTCCGGCGTATGGTCTGCAGATAAATATTATGACCTTGCCCGCCTGCCTGTAAGGGTTGGTGATAAGTTAACCTTTTCCGTGCTGGCGTGGTTCCAGGATGCCGGTGCTAAGTTCCATATTTTCTGGATGTCCACCGCGGGCGCTGTTATTTCGTCTAAATCACAGCTTGCTCTGGCCGCCGGTATAAATACTCCGGTTATCACAGATGTCATTCCATCCGGCGCATCCTACGTCAGGATCCGGGTTGAAAATACTTCGGCAGGGATCTTTAAGGTCGGTGCTTATGCTGCTGCGTTAGGGGCTATTCAGCCTGAGTTTGTTCGCGCCACGCCGGATAAAACCTATCTGTCAGCCGTCATATCATCCGGTATTTCGGGGTTAACATCACGCGTCGATGCGCTGCAGGGGGCTATTTCTGTTGGTTATGCTTATGCAGCTGCCTGGCAAGTCGGGAAATTTATCAATCCAACTACAGGGGCCATCACTGATAACTCTGCGCTGAACTGCGCAATCATTCCGCATTCCGACGGGGATGGCTGGCTGGTGACAGCCCTTGTGACAGGATCGGCGACTGCTCTGGCTGTGTACTTGAACAGCGCCGGGATGGTATTGGGTGTTGAAGGGCGGGGCACGGCAACCCCGCAGCAGTATACAAATTATCGTCTGAACGTTCCTGCCGGGACTACACAGATCGGTATAACCGGTCGTAATTCTGCGGAAATTGCTGTTAAAAAACTTGCTGTCGTTGAGACGGCCACAGTACTGGCATCGATCGATTCTCTGGATGTCAGGGTACAGACAATAGAGGACTCTCTTGTATATGATTTTATTAAACAGGACGTAACGATTACCTCAGGAGCATATATAAACCGTGCTGATGGCAGTGTGGTGGTAAATGCTGCATTTGACTGTGCAATTTTTAATTACACAGCAGGAGACCGCTGGAAAGTCACAGCAAGGGTTAACGGCAGTGGAGTTTCACTCGCGGTGTATATGAACAGCGCCGGGACGGTTATCGGCACCGAAGGGAACGGTACTACAGAATCGGTGGACTATACCGATTACGAGCTAACACCTCCTTCCGGCACCGCCAAAATCGGGATCACCACCCGTATAGCAGTGCCCATTATTGCCAAAAAATATGTAGTCGTACCCGGCGGGGGAAGTGCGGTGAGTCCGTGGTCTGGAAAAATCATCGATGTGATGGGTGACAGCAACGTTGCCTATAACAAATGGCAACCCCTTGTCGCGGAAGCGCTGGGGTGTTCATTCCTGAATCATGGTATCGGTGGTTCGAAAATAGCCAAACCGGATAGCTCATCAACGCAAATCAGCATGTGCGACGATGTGCGAATTAATGCTCTGGATACATCGGCGGCAGCGTGGATTTGCGGTCCGTGGGCAACAAACGACTGGGCGCAAAATATTCCGATTGGAAGTATCTCCGACACGGTGAACACCACCGTTTACGGCGCGCTGAACATCATCGCTCAGAAATTGCGGGCGCGAGCCCCAACAAAACCTATCCTGTGGGCCACGCCGTTCAATGGCGACTATGACTCAGGAAGGACGGGGGCGTGGGTTGATGGGGAGACGAATCAGTATGGGCGGGTTTCAGACTATGCTGCAGCGATTCGCGCCGTGGCATTGCGATACGGTTTCCCATTAATTGACCTGAACGCCGATTGCGGATGGACGAAGTTTAACAGCAGCAACTTCCTGATGACGGAAGGTGATACCAATCCCTCTCGCATTCATCTCAATGCAGACGCGGGGCCTGTGCGTATCTCCTCACTGGTAACAGACCGACTTACTGCACTTCAAAAACTGGTTGGTTAGCTGACAGTCTATCGGCTCTGCCGTAATATTTATCTCTGGCTGAGCAGTAAAGTAACCCCCGGGTTGATCCGGGGGTTTTTATTACAGTGACATTCCCTGAACTTCACCAATATCTTTAAACCGGCTATACATCAGATCCATTTCTGCGTTAGTTAACTGGCGGTCGTAACAAGCATACCCCATAAATGCGAGCGATTTCGTTTGAGTAACCCGAGGGCCAGTATTCCCTACCCTGATAGTAGATGTCCCACGCATATCACGAACCACACCCGTCGGCGTTAACGAGGAACCGGATTTTCCTGACGTTTTATCCATAATTCGTTTGAGTCGCGGTGTACCGTTAATGCCTGTTCCGTCATAGCAGCCAACAAGACAGCGCCAGGAGGCTGTAGCTTCTGTTGTCGCCAGATCAGAAACATCCGTTATTATCACGTTGTTTGCAGACGATGAACCAGTGCCGCCGTCATACGTTGAACAGATAACATCACGGTATCCCTGAGCCTCAAGAACAATCCCCGATCCCACCACTGCGGTAGTGCCATCTGCTGCATAACTCTGGAATGTGCCTATAAGCTGAGTATTTCCGCCCCCGCCCGAATTCCACAGTTTAAACACTGCAAAGTAAGTGAAGTTTTCCGACTCCTTAATATTCAGATCAAGATACCCTCCCGGACCAAGCAGAGTTGAGTATGCGTCCAGCCTGGCTGGTGCACCGACAATTATCGGTTGCACACCATCTTCGACAAGATTCACACCAAAAAGATCGCCCCCAAGACCAAAAGAGAGCAGGTTTTTTGATACAGGAACATCAATACCTATCCCGGATGCAAAAACAGAATCACCCATAACTAAATCAAGAGACATATTTAATTTCCTCTGACTGAATTTGTTGAATGGCGGCAAAATTATTGAGCGCGTAAGGTTTATTAACGAGAGAAGGTATATTTTCCTGAGTATACTGACCGTTTATTCCGTATACCCAGTTAAGTCCGCCAACTTCATTGGACGAGTCGCTAATATTATGAGTCCCGTTATGGCTTTTATCCCCCAGCGATACAGTCACTGCTCCGGTTAAGGCACGACTGGCCTTAATGCGGATCACACGGTCAGAAACTATGTCAACGATAAAATCTTCCGGGGAAAATGTCCCGGCACCATCTGAGAGCGTTATCCCTTTATCTGCGTGGAGTGTCTCTGTCCATTTATCGTATACAGCTGAAAACTTCAGTGGCGCTACCCGTGGCGTTAGAGACAAATAAACTTTGTCCTCACGGTGAACAGCTTTCAGTATCCGAAAAGTGAAATCACCATTACCAGAGTAATAGCGCCATAGTTCCCGCGCGAAGAGGCAACCCAGCTTGCGGTATGAGTTCGAGCAGAGATGTGCGCCGGGATTAGGCAGTCCCTGATACGAACCAACCAGAATGGTTTTGTCGGCCTGCTCCGGCAGTCTGTTCTGCGCCTGTGGTACGCCCATTGTGTTGATATAGGTGTTACCAATCTGGTTAATCAAATAAATTGGAGCGAAGGTCTGCCCGGATGCCGCCTTACAGGAATTGATAAGGTTCTGCCGCATAGTCTGTGACTGGGCGGCATAGTAAGTGGTGCTGGCGGAATTATCATTTTCTCCCTGCAGGTAAATGATCCCGATAACCTCAAACTCGACCCCATCAGCTGCACAGGCCTCCGCGACGCCTGCAAGAAAGGTTTCAACTCTGTTGTAAAGCTCCGGGGATGCTCCTTTCTGTAGCTGCGCAATCGACCGCCCGGATACACCGCAACTACCTACACAAACAACCATGTCATCATCATTGGCGACGCCCATTGCTTCGTTGTGCAGGCGCTTGAACTCATTGCCGACCGTTGAACAAATCGTTTCGCCATATCCACTTTGCGGGATAATGGTTCCGTCCACGTCCTGACATACTTCATGCAAAGGATAAAATTTATTCTCCCCGCCAACCGGCCCGTATACCTCACTCCCTACCGGAGGGTTAGAGAAGAATGATCCACGAGGCGACTGACCCAACATCACATTGCCATAAAGCGGCGTAGTCGTGAGCGCTGCATTGCTTTGCGCGCCAGCGGCGAAAGACTGCCCGTAAACAAGAATGACTTTTACTTTTTTACGGGACTTTGGAGAGCAACTGAAAATTTTATTGAAGCGGTTTGATTGCTTTGCAAAAGCTGAAGTTTCAAGCTGCTGAATAATCTGTTCCTCAGTCAAAACCGGGCTGGCGCTCCCGCCTTTATTCACAAAATTACCGTGAACGTAACCCCTTTCATCAATCCTGAAACATACCACTCCCCGCTTGTCAGAAACGCTGATCCCCTTGCCATCTTTTCTGATGGTCAGAGAAGTATTCCCGGACTTAACAGCTAACTGCAGCATGGTTTCAATATTCATTTTAGCCATCTGCAGTTTGCCGTTCTCAATCGAGGCCAGCATCACGCCGCGTTTATCGAAGATTCTGGTTTTACCGTCCAGCCCCTTTTTGAATGCGATGGTTTTATTCGATATCTCATTTTCTGACAGTTGCATGCCCGCGCCAAAAAAACCATTCGGGCCGAACTTCAGCAGCCGTGACAGAAAATAAACACCGCCCACATCATCGTTTTTCCACCCGGCGATAATCGTTCCGATCCTGTCCTTCCACCGATGAAAGAACTTCGTGCTGTGGCTTTTCTCAACGATTTCGTTAAGCGATTTAATCTGCTTATTGACCTGGTATTCAGAAGGTACCCACTCGGTACCATTCCACAAATATTGTTCTCCTGTACTGGTATCGACAGCCAGAACATTGGCTTTATCAGGTGTAAAGGCCAGCAGTTCCTGCAAAGAACTGAAACCCATAGCGCCGCCGTTCTCCTGGAAATTAACCAGGGTATCGTCAACTTTCTTTTGTTGCCGTCGCCATGAGTCTAATGGTTCTCCGGCGCGATCCGGGATGGTGGCCTCTGGGCCGTTCACCAGTTTATCGAGGCGCGTGGCATTATCCAGCAACACCTCCGGGGAGGTGCTCCCGAGCGGGGGAGTAAAGGCCATGTTTTTTGCTCCAAAAAAGGCGTTCGCTCAAACGAGGGTTTGAGCGAAAGAAAAGTTGAAAGGGATTTTTTTGGTATTAAGCAGCGTCGCCGGGGTATGTGGCGTCGTCGTACTGGTAGAACGATTCGAGGTATTCTTTTGCGGTGATCTGACAGGTGCCGTCAGACTGCGGCGCGATCTCCTCTACAATGGCGTCGTAGACGTGGCGCGTTGAGCCGCAGAACACCAGGCGGATCGGCTCGATGGTTGCCGACGACAGGTCAACCCGCATGGGATCATCAAACTCGCTCAGGTGCGGGACTGACAGCTGAAAATCACCCACCCTGCTCGCCACCATCAGCCCGGATGCAGAGGCATCCTGATAGCGGATCAGCGCGCGGGGATTTTCGAAAGACCAGTCCAGCGGCTCCGTAACGGTGAAGGTCGTTACACCGCCAGCCGTTGTCATCGCCTCCACCAGACAGGAAATCGTGTTGTTACCCGGAATATCATCCGTGAGCACAATGCGATCGCCCAGGTTGTAGCACAGCGCGTCCAGCTCGGTAGTGGTCTGGAACGTCACCCGCTGCTGCAGGGCTTTCATCAGGCGACGCATGCCGTTCTGGTAGGCGTGATCCTGATTCAGTACCCCATCGAGTTTGTAATTCTCGACTTTCACCGGCGTGGGATTATCAGGCGTCCGGCATTTAACGGTCTCCTCTGCCCAGGTAGTCCCGTTGATGTACGTCACGTCGACGCCATCAAAATCATCGTCGGACGGTACGGTAAATCCGCTCTGCAGCTCCTCCACCATCTCATGCGGAGTAATCACGCCAGTCCATGGCTTAATCCCCTCACGGTTGACCGTCGCCAGGCCATCGCTTAACAGGAAGCGGGACTTCCCGGCGTTGGCTATCTTCTGCAGCATTTCCAGCGCTGAGATACTGTCGCCGGTAGCAAAGTCGAAATACTCGCCGCGTGGCGTCCAGTATGCAGACTCCAGCACGTTGATGGTGTCGACATCCATCTCCAGTCCCAGCGAGTTCCCGACATGCAGCAGCGCCCCCGAAATGGTTCTGGCCGTTCCTGAGTCATAGGCCCGCGTGGCCACAACGTTTACGCGGCGGTCCGACTGAGCCGCCAATTTGCCCCCCGTCTCAACGGTCACCGCCATCAGCGACACGCCGGGATAGGATGAAGGGCGCGTCAGCAGTCGCCCGCGCAGTGCCTGCCAGTACATCGAATCCCTGGCGTTGTTTGAGCCCTGCTCATTGCGCCGGCGACAGCGAACCTCTACCAGCCCTGGTGAGCTGAGGGTGATCCGCTCAGTGAATCCCAGCCCGTTGACGTTTTTAAGCGCATACTCTCCCTGGTGACTCACCCACCCCGCTCCGGAACCGTAGACGCGATACTGAATCTCCCACTCAACGTGGCGGATCCGTTTTTTGCCCTTACTGTCAAAGCCGCAAATACCGGAAGGGTATGAAAAGTTCACCTCGAATGCATCCACCACTTCATTCTCAGGGCATACGAGGAAAGGCCCCAGCCAGCTCAGCGTGTCGTTAAGACCAGTGGCCTCATAGTCGATCATCGTCCGGGCGGTGAATCCCGGCCATGACTCATCAACGGCACCATTAACCAGGCGCGCCACCGTCGCCGTTGTGCCGTCGGTCGAGACAATGCGGTACTCATTCCCGCGGTGAGCAAGTGAAAGCCGTTGCACCCCCTCCGGCATGCCGGAAAAGGCTGTTCCCGTGGCGCTGTTATATGTAAGCGTCACATTCGCCGTTACCGCCGGGCTGCCGCCGGTTGATGCCGTGCCGGAGGTGTAAACCGGAGCATCACCGAAAACAGCTGCAGGCAGCGAAGAGGACGTGATCGCCCCACCCGCGAACGGACTGGCCGCCTCGGTTATCAGTACGGTGCCGCCGTTGTCCTGCGCAACCAGGCCGGAGCCAGTGAGTCCCTCGGTGATGGCCGCCAGCAGTCCCGACATCGAGACGTAGTTAGCCACCAGCGACACCGGGTAGGTAACCCCCTGCCAGGTGATCGTGAACGTGCTGGAGCTGGTCGAAAAATCGTAGGTGGTCGGGGCCGCACTGGCCTGGAGTTTTGCCGCACTCCCCCCGGTGCCGGGCACTGCAGCCTGACCGGGGGTATATGACGCGATAAACAGATCGTAATCGACAGAGTTAAACCCCAGCGTCACCGGCATACCTACTACCGGCGCGATCTCCGTCAGCAGCGGGCTGGCGATAACACTGTATCCGGCCGCCGTGGTGATCTGGTAGTTCGCCGGGGCTTTCAGTTCGACCACGGCGCCAGCGACCCAGCTGGGCGGCAGCGCGATATCGTTCTCGTCATTATCATCCGTATCCAGCCCGGTAAACGTCACGCTCGATCCGGAGACGGTCATGCTGTCTGCGATAATGTCGTCTGCGTCCGGCGACGTCTGGGCCATATCCAGTCCGGTACCGGATGATGTCCCGCCGACCTCCGT